CTATATTTGGGAGGACCAGATAATAAAAAGAGACTTTGTTTTTTCTGAAAATTCAGAAAACGACTATAAAAATTTTATCAATAATATTAGCGATTCTAAGCCTCTACCTATTGAGTCTACTATAGGGTACTTACTACACACCTATAAAAGTAAAAGAGACAACAAGGCAGTAATTTTAAACGATGAAGTTATAAGTGACAACCCAGAGGGCGGAACTGGTAAAGGTTTATTTGTTCAAGGCCTTAGACAAATTAGAAAGGTCTCTATTTTAGACGGCAAAACTTTTGACGACACAAAAAGTTTCCCCTACCAGACTCTAAGCCAAGACACGCAAATTTTAGTTTTTGACGATGTTAAAAAAAACTTTGATTTTGAGAAACGTTTTAGCTTAGTGACCGAGGGTATAACTTTAGAGAGAAAGAATAAAGACGCTATAAAGCTGACGGTAGAGGAAAGCCCTAAAATGTTGATCTCTACAAACTACGCGATAAAAGGAGAGGGCAATAGCCACGACCGTAGACGTTACGAGTTAGAGATAGCGCAGTATTACGGCAAGGAGTTAACGCCTTACCAAGAGTTTAAACGTGAGCTGTTCGATGAGTGGACACTAGACGATTTTATTAAATTTGATAACTACATAGTTTTTTGTATACAAGTATACCTAAACAATGGCCTAATAACTCAGACCGCTAAAAACTTAGAGCTAAGGAAATTTATAGCCGAAACGTCTATGGAGTTTAACGAATGGGCCAGCGAAATAGACAACCTACCTACAGGAGTTAGAAACGATAAAATTTTATATTTTGACAATTTTATTACTGAGTATAAAGATTTTAATAAATGGTTAACCAGAAAGCGTTTTAATATTTGGATAAAAAAATACGCTAATTTCAAAGGTATTAAATACAATGACGGAACGACTAACGGCCAGCGCTGGTTTATGATAGGCGAGGAAACAGAAACAGAACAAAACCCCTTTTAATATGAAGAAAGTAAATAGTTTAAGCGGTGGTAAAACGTCCAGTTATATTGCAGTTAATTACCCAGCAGATTACAATGTTTTTTCTTTGGTAACAACAACAGATAAAAATTGTTTGTTTCCTGATAAAAAATTAAGGCAAGAAGTAAGCGATAGAATCGGTAAGGAATTTATAGGTACTTTGGAAGAGGACACTATAATTTACACAATGTTAGATTTAGAGCAGTTTATAGGCTCAAAGATTGATTGGGTAAGCGGAAAGCCTTTTGACGAAATAATTAACAGAAACGGAAAGAAATATTTGCCTAATGTTACACAAAGGTTTTGCACGAGTGAAATGAAATTACAGCCTTTGTTTGATTGGTGGAAAGAAAACATAAACGAAGTGATTGAGATGAGAATAGGTTTTAGGGCAAACGAAACAAGTAGAGCAAAAACAATGTTGGAAAAAACTAACGAAAACGGTAACTCTACATTTAAAACTATTGTTGGTAAAAGAAAAACACAAAATAAATGGGCAGATATTGAATGGCAGAAGCCAGTATTCCCGCTAATAACTGATAATATTTACAAGGACAAAGTAGAGGAATTTTGGAAAGATAAACCAGTTAGATTTGCATACATGAATAATTGTATCGGATGCTTTCACAGAAATGAGGTTTTATTAAAATTAATGAGCGATAAGCACCCTAATAAATTTCAATGGTTTATAGATGCAGAAAAAGAAACAGGATACAATGTCAGAACATTTAAAAACGGAGTGACTTACCAACAAATAAAAAACAGCTTTAAACAAACTCAACTATTTGAAGATGATTTTAATGAGTGCGATTCTGGATATTGCGGACTATAAAAATAATAATATGGACTTAATAAATAAAGACGGATCTATAAACGTACACGATGAGTTTACTTTTTTTGACTCAGATAAAAGACTAAAAATAATAGGAACTGAGGACCTTTATAAAGCCTCTATATGGCAAGTTATAGACTCGGTTAAAAATTTAGAGACTGGGAAAGTTACAGAATTAACAAGAGAAAAATTATACAAATATAAACCTATAATAACATGAGAAACGAATTACTACAACTAATAAAAGAGAAAGAAAGTATTTACACTACTGAAATAACTGATTTATTACCTATAGCTAAAGGCGAGGGCGCTATGTTTTTGCCTACTAGAGAGGGCTATAATAAAAACATTTTAATACTAGCCAACGTGAACGTAGACTTTATAAGAGCATACAATGAACTAATAAAGGCTAATTTAATAGAGCTAGAAGATATTGGTATACATGAATACGTATTAAGTGGTACGCCTATTTATTCAAACTTACAAGTAGCAACAAAAAAAAACCTAAAAACTCAAAAAAATGTATGGCTACCTACAGTAATTAAGTTAGTTAAAAATGATTAAGTTAAGAGGCTACCAGACCGAAATAATAAACAGGGGTTACTCTAAACTCGTAGCGAGTAATTTAGTCTATTTATCTATGGAGGTGCGAACTGGTAAAACTTTAACCGCGCTTAGTCTAGCTAACAAGTTTACTAACGACCTAGTTTTATTTGTCACTAAAAAAAAGGCCATACCCTCTATAGTCAAAGACTACGAACTACTAAGACCAGACTATAAAATAGAGGTTACAAACTACGAGAGCCTACACAAATTTGAGGGACAGCCTCAGACCATTATAATAGACGAGGCGCATAGTATAGGAACTTATCCCAAGCCGTCTAAACGATTTAAGGACCTAAAGGCTATAGTTAAGGCCAACCCATACACTAGGCTAATTTTATTAAGTGGAACGCCTAGCCCCGAAAGTTATAGCCAGCTTTACCACCAGTTTAGACTGTCCGATATTTATAGCCCCTTTAAAGAGTACGCTAATTTTTATAAGTGGGCCAAAGACTACGTTAACGTTACTAAACGTAACCTAGGCTATGCTGAGGTTAACGATTACTCAGACGCTAATAAAAAGCTAATAGACGAGAAACTAAAGGACTATTTTATAAGCTATACACAGGCCGAGGCTGGTTTTAATCAAACAGTAAACGAGAAAGTTTTAACCGTTAAAATGAAACCTAAAACATACGATCTAGCTAAACGTTTAAAACGTGATTTAGTCATAGAGGGCAAAACCGAGGTTATTTTATCCGATACCAGCGTAAAGCTACAGAATAAACTACACCAGATTTTTAGCGGTACGGTTAAATTTGAGAGCGGTAACGCTATGACGCTAGACGACTCTAAAGCTGTATTTATACATGATAAGTTTAAAGGCAAAAAAATAGCTATATTCTACGTCTTTAAACAGGAGTTAATTTTACTTAAAAAAATTTTTACTAACTTTACAGAAAGCCCCGAGGAATTTAACGAGTCTAAAGACTTGGTTTTTATAGGCCAAGTTAGAAGCTCTAGAGAGGGCGTTAACCTATCAAGTGCTGACGCCTTAATATATTATAACCTAGAGTTTAGCGCTCTGAGTTACATACAAGGGCGCGACAGGATGACAAGTAAAGAGAGGACCAAACTAAACGAGGTCTATTTTATATTTAGTGAGGGGGGACTAGAGGGACATATTTTTAACCGAGTCAGTAATAAATTAGACTTTACTAACTCCTATTTTAAACGAGTATTAAATGGCTAGCAAGTACCAAAGTAAAATAATTAAGAGGTTTGAGGCGGACGGATATTTTGTTATAAATTTAATTAAAACGAGTAAAAACGGTATACCCGATCTACTTTGTTTAAAAGAGGGAGAGACTCCTCTATTTATTGAGTGCAAAGAAAAAACAGACACTTTAAAGCCTTTACAAAAGTTTAGGATAGAAGAGCTAAAAAAATACGGAGTAAACGCTATAGTTTTACAGGACAAAAATGATTGAGGAAATTTATAACTGTCAAACGTGCCGAAACTATGCTAAAAGCATAGCAAAAGACAACCACGAGGAAGTTTTTAGCCTTGCTATTGAAAAAATAATTAATCAAAACCCGCAAAAAGTCGAAAATTTTAAGTCTTACTTTTATATAGTTTTAAAGTCTGTTTATATGGACTATCTTAAAAGTAATAACAACCTAGTGTTTATAGACGAGTATTTTAATGAAGAGGAAGAGATAGAAGAGAATAACTATAAACTAGCTCTGGAGCTGTTTTTGTCAAAAGAGACAAAAGACGAGGAGTTAATTTTTTATCAAGATTTAATATATTTGTCTCTAGAAAACTCTAAGTCTAGCCTATGCGCCAAGCTAAATTTAAGACGCGCCGACTTAGACGTATATTTAAACCAAGCCTACAAACTCATAAAAAATGAATATAATTTACTTACTAACTAGTATAGCTATAGTTATATTTTTAAAAGACTCGTTAAACGTATTTTTTAAACTTAAACTTTGGCTAGGATATAGCCCGACTGAACACGTTAAACCGTTCGACTGTTATTTTTGTCTAATTGGCTGGGCCACTATTATAACTTTTATATTTACGCTAGATTTTTTTGTAGTACCTTTAGGGTACCTAATAGCTAAAAAATGGAATTAAAAGACTTAAAAGAAAAATTAAGAAAAAAGACAGAGTTTTACGCTGTCAGTTTTGACGAGGTAGAAATGACTTTTTTAAAAGGAGTATTTTATGAGGTAACAGGAAAGGCTCCACGTTTAAACTGTTCTGTTTGTATTAGTAATTTTTACAAAACCCTATATTTAAAAGCCTGTAAAGATACAGAGTTAACACTTGAAGAAAAATATATAAATAAATACAACAAGCCTCTACCTAATAGGTACAAATATAACGAGGACTGGATAATATCAAAACTATAAACTATGCACCCGACAAGAATTTTTAAAACGCCAAAGGAACTCTATAAAGAGTTTGAGAGCTATAAGGAAGAGCTAGAAGAGAAAGCCCGACAATGGGAGAAAATACAGTACGTAGGAAAGGACGGAAAAAAAGTTATAGATTTCCCTAAACTACCTATGAGTTTAGAGGGGTTTTATAGGTTTTGCTGGGACAAAGGTAAAGGTAATATTGAGCAATATTTTAGAAATAAGGACAAATACTATACCGACTTTGTCGCGGTCTGTTCGCGTGTAAGGAATGAAATAAGAGAGGACCAGATAACAGGGGGCCTATTAGGTTTTTACAACCCGAGCATAACACAGCGTCTAAACAATTTAAAAGAGACGACAGAAACAACTACCAGCGCAAACGTAAAACTAATAAACATAGATCCTTTAAATGATACAACCGACAACGGCGCTAAATAAAATAGCTGGCAGTCGTAAAAAAATTACAATCGTTCAAGGTGGCCAAGGAGCCAGTAAAACATTTTCTATTTTAATGCTGTTAATTAACCACGCCTCAAGCGTAGAGGACCGAGAGATTTTAATACTTTCGGCCGAGCTTACAAAAATGAGGTTAACTGTTATTAAAGACTTTGTTAAAATTATGAAGCTCTACGGTATCTACGAGGACAACCGATTTATAGCGGGTACACTCTACAGATTCAGAAACAATAGTTTTATAAAATTTATAGGGCTAGACAAGTCGGACGCTGGTAAAGGGCTGAGGTCTGACGTGGCCTATTTTAACGAGGTCAATAAAATAGACTCGGAGACATATAGACAAGTAGCGAGTAGAACTAAAAAGGTTTACGCCGATTTCAATCCAGATGCTGAGTTTTTTATCCATACCGAAATAGTGCCGAGGTCGGACTGTGATTTTTTAAAACTGACGTTTCAAGATAACGAAATGCTGGACAAGGGAGAGAAAGACGAAATTTTAAGATACAAGGAACTAGGCTATAATGACAAGGGCGAAATAATTAATAAATATTGGGCTAATAAATACAGAGTTTACGGACTTGGCGAAATAGGTAGTATAGACGGCGCCGTCTTTGAAAACTGGGAGTCTGTAGAGATGCCAAAAGACGCGAGGCTTTTATATTACGGCTGTGACTTTGGTTTTGCTACGTCTAAATTTGCTGTCGTAGGTATCTATAACTATAATAATTCAGTATATTTAAAACAGTTTGTTTATAAGACTAACCTAACTAACCAGCAAGGAGCCGAGAAACTAAAGAGAAACGGATACGAGGGGGGAGTGGTTTACTGTGATAGTGCCGAGCCAAAAAGTATTAGAGAGCTACAGCTGGCTGGTATTAAAGCGGTAAAGTGCGACAGCAAGCAAGACATAAAAGGCTACGCTATCCAGTACCTCAACAGGGGTAATTTTTACGTGGACAAAAACAGCGAGGACCTTATAGACGAGTTACGATATTATGTTTATGACGAAAAAACAGGCAAGGGTAAAAAATCGGATAGAGACCACTTAATAGATGCGTTACTTTACGCCGTAGGTACAGGGCAAAAATATACAGGGAAATACAGATAAAATGGAAATTAAAATAACGAAAAACATAAATAAGCTAGGGATAGAGTTTATTAAATGCTACCACTTTATAAACGAGAAAGAGGGTAAATTTAATATTACCGATAAAATAAAACTAGTTAAACTGTTTACTAAAAAGGACGTTAGTAAGGTTAAGGTATCGGATATTAATAAAGTTTTTGAGGAAATTATAAACACTCTAGCGCAGTACAAACCTAAAGAGATACCTCTAAGCGTTGAAATGGACGGCGTAACTTATGATCTTATAACCGACTATTTTAAACTACCCGCTAGCTGGTTTATAGACTCAGAGGGTGCAGACTTTGAAAATATACCCGAGCTTTTGCCAGCTTTTGCGTACCTCGAAAGGGGAATGTATTACGCCGAGACAGACGAACACGAAAATATAAAAAACCCTCTAAAAAATAGGGCTAAGGCTTTTAAAAAATATATGACCTTACCGCAGTATCTAGATTTAATAGGTTTTTTTTTGCTCAAACAGAAACAATACAAAATTATCTATCCCCTAATACAGCTAAAAAAACAAAAGGAAAGAAAAAAAAGGAGCCTACTCCTTTCCAATGGGAGAAAATTATACACGCAATGGCTGACGAATTTAAAACAAATTGGGCGACAATTACTAAAATGAATATAGTAACTTTTAACCACAAGTTAAAGTTTTTAGAACACTTGCAAAACGAGAGGCTAAAAGCTACAAAAGTCAGATAAATTCAGTCTACTAATATATGGCTGTATCTATTTTTGACTTAGCGAATAATTTAGGAAAAAATACCGATAACCTAAGTTTTAAACCTACCTCGCCCTTACAGATTTCACTTGGTAAGTGGGTAAATGAACGGATAAAGGTAGCAAGGGAGAAACTAGACGAGCCAAAAGGTACTAACCCAACTAGAGATAGTAACGCTACAGGGAGCCTAAGGAACTCAATAAGCCCAGAAATAGAGGCTATAGGGAATAAAGTAGTCGTTGATGTAATGGCTAACGATTATTGGGATCGCTTAAACTCTGGAGTTAATGGAGTATATAGAAATTTCGGAGCTAAATATAGTTTTGAAACTTTAATAACTCCCGCTAGATTTATACAAGACATAGAGCGCTGGATACGAGACAGGGACATAGTACCTAGAGAGCCCGAAATGAGTAGGCAACAGTTAGCGCTAGTTATAGCTAGGTCTGTTAAAAAGAAAGGCGTGGAGCCTGTACCTTTTATGGACGAGGCGTTTAGCGATGAGGCTATAAAGGAGTTAGCGGATAGATTGGGGAAAGAGATAAAAATAAATTTTACAGTTTAAAAAAATGGCTATAACAATAACACAACAACCGCAAACTATAACGCCTAGCGACAACCCTATAACGTGGGTTTTTGACTCTACACAAACAGCACAGCCAAATTTTTACTATTTAGTAGAGGTATCTATAGCTAGCCCCTCGGTTTTTTCTGTAGTCGAAAGGCATAGAGTTTACCCAGAACTGGGTAGTTACGCCCATTTTGACGCTAAAACTATTACCGAGCGATACGCTGAGGCTAACAATATAACGCAGTCTCAAACTTTAAATAAAATAAAAATACAAGTTTTTGAACATTACAGCGGAACGATACAAGACGACGCGACCAGCTCAGAGGTTTTATTTTGGAAGTCTAGACTCAGAAAAAAAGACTTTACTAACTACGATCACTCAGACTATTATTTAAATACAGCTACAGGGGTTAAATTTTTAACGTTTGAGCCAAGAGGTACGGCCAAGGTCAAAAAAAATGATTTATATTTTTTGTCTGTTTTATCTAACGGAACGGCTACCGATTTTATCGTAAAAACATACGAGTTAAACGGTACTCTAATAGATAACGTTACTATAACAGGCGGGACCGATAATCTACTAACTTTATCCTGTGGCGTTTCGTCTCTCGAGACTTTTAACTTTGTAGACTTTACTAACGCTAGTTACTATACTATAGAGGCCACTAACTCTATAGGAACGACAGAGGTCTATAGGATAGACTTAGACCTAGGCTGTCAATACTCCACAAGGTCTAGGCTACATTGGTTAAACTCATTAGGCGGTATAGACTCTTTTACTTTTGGACTTTTAACAAGAGAGAAAACTAGCGTTACCTCTTTCGGTTATGAGCGCCAGTTTGGAGGCTTTAATAGTGTAAATAATTATACATATCAGTTAAAAGACGGTACGGTAATTGACTACCTCAAACAGTTTAGTAAAAGCCTAGAGTTAACTAGCGACTGGATGCTACAGGCTGTACAGAATTGGTTAAGCTATAGTTTGTATACGTCTCCCTTTGTAAGGATAGAGGAAAATTTCGACCTATTTAGGTGCAAGGTTACTAACGCTAGTTTTGACAAAAAAATACAGGAGACAGATACAGTTTTTCAAGAGGTGGTAACGATTGAACTAGAAAACGATAATTCGGTAAATGTCTAATATTCTTTACATAAATAACCAGATAGTAGACCTATCCGAAGAGGTAACTATACCTATTAGCTACTCTATAGCCGATTTTAAAAAGCCAGAGAGTCGTAAAAGGTCAGTTTCTAAAACTATAAAGTTAGTAGGTACTCAAAAAAATAAGCGTATTTTTTCAAGCGCTTACAATTTAAGCCTAACCGATACTGGCGATCTTAGGGGTTTCGACTTTAACCCTAACACAAAGGTTAAAGCTCGTTACTTAAAAAATGGAATAGAGATTTTTAACGGTTTTTTAAAGCTGTTAAATGTAACTATAGAGAAAGGAAACTATACGTTTGAGGTGGTACTATTTAGTGATTTTGTAAATATCATTAAAGGAATGGCCGACATTAAAACTAACGAGTTAGATTGGTCAGAGTATGAGCATATTTTAACACAGACTAACGTAGTAAATAGCTGGTCAACTAGCGTGATTAAAAACGGAATAGCGACTAATAACTATACAGCTGGAAAGCCTGACGGTTTTGGGTATTGGTATCCTGTTATAGATTACGCCTATAATAATAGTAGTTTGCACACGATTAAATTAGAGAACTTTGTACCGTATGTTTACGTTAAAGAAACTTTTATAAAATGTTTTGAAGCGCTAGACTCTGGCTATACTATAGACTCTAGTTTTTTCGATACAGACAGAATTAAGGCCTTGACTTGGGGTTTCGGTGGCGGAGAAAAAAAGAGCGTACCACCAGCGGACCAATTAAATAGAAGAGTAACCTACGATTTTGACAATAGTTTTACAGACAACTATAACGGTTACGGCCTTACTTATGGAGGTACTACTAGCTACAGTTATACAATGTTTAGACGTTATATTTTAAACCAGTTTGTTGACACACAAGTTAACGACAATTATTTGCAATACGATGCAACAAACGGCAAAATAACCGTTTTAAAAAGTGGTATCTATAACCTAAATTTAGTTTATAACTCTATAGTGGGTTATACTGTAAACTCGGGTACAGCCACAGGAAATTTAAATATAGTGTCTAGAGTTTTTGTTAACGGTATCGTAAAAGGAACTAGCGCGCCTCTATTTTTTAGCGGTACGTCTGTTTTATTTAGTCAAAATACTAACACTAATTTAAGTTTAAAAGCTGGGGACGAGGTTTATTCTGATTTTTACGTAACAGGAACTATAAAAGGTACAACGCCTTTTAATTTCGATTTAAATTTTGATCTAAACAATAACTTTAATTTAGACTTAACGAGTAAAAACGGTATCTATTTACAGGGGGACGTTATTAGTTTAAATAGGTTTTTACCAAGTTTGAAATGTAGCGATTTTGTAAAGGGAGTTATAACAATGTTTAACCTCTATGTTAGTGAGCCAGACGAGGACGGAGTAATAAAGGTAGAGCCTTTAGACGACTATTATAATGGCGAGGTAAATTACACCGATTTACTGGACCACTCAAAAGCTATAAATATTAGGCCAAGCGTAACAGACTCGGCTAAAAACTACGTCTTTAAATTTGAAGATGACGGCGATTTTTTTAACGCCGAATATTTAAAAAGCTACGGAGAGGGTTACGGGAACTATACCTATATGACTGACAACGAATATAGTAACGAGACAATAGAGTATAAAGTACCTTTTGCTCAGACTGTACCTAAGGAAATAAGTACAGGCTATATTTTACCTAAAATAGTAGATAGTGACAACGGTATAGACTTTAAGCCTTACAAGGGAAAGCCTCGCATATTTTTTAACAACGGTTTAAAGAGCTTTAACCTAGGCTGGCAAGTGGCCGACTCTAGCGGGACCACTTTTTACAGCAGTTACCCACAGGCGCACCACTCTTATAATAATACTAATAATCCTAGTTTTGACTTAAATTTTAACAAGCCTTTAGAGGTTTTGTACAACTACAATAATTACGTAAATAATAACCTATTCAATGAATTTCACAGGGTTAATATAGTAGAACAAACCAGCGTAGACGGTAAAATTTTAACGGCTTACTTTAACATAAACGAGAATACTATAGGGGACTTTTCGACCTTGGTAAATATAAACGGCGTACTTTATCGTAAAAACACTATTACAGACTATGACGCCAACGGTTACGAAACGACAAAAATAGAACTATACAAGGTTTTAGAAACTAACGAGTTTAGTTTTTCTAACCCTGTTATTATTTCAAGTATAACAAAAGGGACTACTTTAGTAAGCTCGCCGAAAGGTGTAGGCGGTGGGACGTCAATATTAAGAGGGGGCAAAAACTCAACTTTAGCGCAAAACCCTAAACTATTACAATTATAAAAATGGAGGAATTTAAACGAATGATCTTAAAAGTTAGCGACATAGAGGGCGCTAGCGCTACAGTACCAACTAGCCCAGACCATACAGACGGTAGCTGGATAGCTACGGATATATACGAGGGGGAGCTGTTTTTAAATACTGTAGAAAATATTTTACAAACTAGGACCGAGAGCGGTATAGTTACACTATATGACGGTGCGGGTACGTCTGTAAACTGGGGCGATATACTCGGAACGCTCTCCGACCAGACGGACCTACAAAATGCTTTAAACGAAAAAATTAACTACTCAGATTTTACTACTCACTCAATTCTGGTTAAGCAAAGCGGGGGAAGTAACCCCACCTCTTTAGGTGTAGGCAATAATACTTTAGTAGGTCGTTTAAGTGGTGGAGGCTCTGAAATTACGGACTTGAGCGCTACAGAGATTAAAGGTTTATTAAGCTATTTACTAAATGAAATAACAGACGTTGAAATAAATAACCCAGTAGCTGGAGATATTTTAGTTTTTGGTGGTCCTAATTTTGGCGACCTATGGATAAACGAAAGAAGTCCTACACTAATAGATACGGTAACTGGTTTGAGTGGAAATGTTATTTTAAATTTTACCGATTATAGGAATAAAAATTTAGAAAATGATGCAGATTTAATTATAGAAATTTATCCAGAATTTGAGACAAGTTACTATCCTATTGGAACACAAATATTTTTTACAAAGAAAGCCGAAAGTATAACTTTTCTTCCACAATTCCCAGTCGTTATTAACTCGGTAGATAGTTTACTTGAAATGGGTAGAATTAATTGCGGGGCTACTTTGCTAAAGATTGGAGCGAATGAGTGGAATTTAATAGGCGAATTAGTATGATTTTAAGACGTGGAATTTATAGCCAACATCAAGAGCCACAAAATAGGGTTTTAAATAATGAAGTTTTAAGGATTTTTAGTAACGATGTAAATTCTTATTCTGGTTCTGGTAGCACAGTATTCGATGTTAGTTTGTATGGGAATACTAATAATATGACTATTGCAAACTTTCCTTGGAATTCTGGCACTGAACTATTTGAATCAAACGGCTCGTCTAGTAATATGTATCGAAATGATGCTGGATCAAATGAGGATTGGAATATCAATAAAACTGGTCAAATTAGTATAGAATATATTGCAGAATATGATTCATTAACAAGAAGTTTAGACGGGGGATGGACTTACGGAGATTTATTCGGAGGCTCTACAAATAACTCTTACCAGTGGGACTTTGGCAAATCGGGTAGCACTCTT